TATATCGTTAAATTCATCCAACCAAGCCTTGCTATACCTAACCATAAGCTCGTGCCAAACATCGCTTGACACGTCTTCTATATTGCCAATATACTCTTCTACGAGGCTATCTAATGTTGCCTCGTGGTAACTTCCATAGAAGCCCCCAAATTGAATGCTAATTTTGTACTTCATATTAACCCCCTATAAATGTTATAATTTTTGTAGTTATATAAACTAAACTAAATATAACTACAAAATCTTTTAAATTACTTATTATTAGCTTTTCCATAAAAGCCCCCTTTTTGCTCCTTTTTTATTGTTACTCATTACCGAAAGCTAAAAAAAAGTGTAGCTCTCAGTAACGAGTAAAAACAAAAATTTTTCTATCTCTTAGGGCTATCCCTGTTTACCCACCACTTTGCAGGTGCCACCAGCCCTCTTATTCGATTGTCAATCTGCAAACTGTTACTTAATGCTACAGTGCTATATATAGTCATACCGTTACACAATGTCAACAATTTTTTTTCATTTTTTTACATTTTTTTTACATGGCAAAGAATAGTCTTATTTATAAAATGCTTACAGAAATAAAAGATATTGAAATGTTACTAAAAAATACTATAATTGCAAATATGTCAAAAAAGAAATTAATACAAACTGCAAAAGATATTGCTTCTAAAAAAAACAATTTGACTGATAAAGAATTAGCTTTTGTAAAGCTATACGTGCAGAATCTTTTTAATTTTGAGAATCCATTGTCTAAAACAGATTTAATCCATAAAGCAGGATATAAAGCTCCGGATATATACAGAGTATGTCATACCTATTCGGAGCTGTTGGATAAGCCTAAAATCCAAGAGGCAATACAAAGATATACAAGCTTTTATGTTTCACAAATGGAGCTTGATAAAACATACATATATCAATCGCTCTTGTCTGCTTTGGATGCAGATATAACAGAGGCAACAAGAGAAATTGTCTTAGAACAATTAAAGCTAAATAAAGAAATACAGGAGCAAGCAAATCAAATTCCTAACCCTGCTACTAATAATGTTAATACAATGGGTAATAATACTACTTTAATAGATAAAGAATGTATTAACAATAAGACTTGTAATAACAAATCAAAAAACAAATTAAAAAATGTAACTACATTAAATAATTCTAAAAATAGTCTTTATACTTCTAATGTAGATATATACAGTAAGCTAAATAAAATAAAGCAGAGTTCAAAATGGGTGAAATCTTCAAATATACGAATAACTTACGATGAAAATGGTATACCAAATGTAACAGCAAGTATACAAATGGTAGACAAGGTGCAAGTGCTTGATAAACTTGCTAAAATCCATAAATTATACAGTGATTCCGAAGCCAATCAGAATAGTAATATACAGTTTGTCATGCAGTTTACAGAAGCAGACGATTCCGAAAATACTCCTGATATTGTCATAAATACCACTGCAAAACCTGCTAAAGAAGAAAAAGGTAGTAATATCAATAGCTTAAATAATTTTCTGGATGAAGGCGAAGCTATAGATAATATTAATACCACCGCCGACGACGAGGACGAATGAAAGTGTTAAATGGTAAATCGTTTTCTATCAGTAATTTACAAGAATTTTCTATTAAACATACTGTATCTTATCGGACGTTGCTATCTTTTTTTAAAACGGAAATATATATATTAGAATTATCTTTTTTAATAATCAAGGGGGGCGGGGCTTCAGCGTTTATGCTACTTTCACCCCTATACCATATAGTATCTACCCCTCTCACAACTTTAGTAAAAATCAAAGGTTTTTTGTTACTTTTTGTTAGGAGGAATAAATGTTGGTAAAGGTTTATGAAAATTTCTTTTTGGATACAGACAAGATAGTTTTAATTGAGTTGTTGGAAAGTAGTATGGTGAGTGAGAATAAGCCTAATCACAAATTTTATGTGAAATTTGGTTTGATAGATGGTTCGAATGTGTACACGTATAATATGACTAAGGCTGAGGCTGAGGACATTATTGAGCAGATGGTATATGTGCGTAACAATACGGGTATCAACACTGAGGGTTTATTTGAGATTATTGAGTATATTTTTTCGAGCATAGGGCTTGAGGTTAGTGGTGATGGCTTAAAGAATGAGTTGCCAATTTTGAATATTGTGAACAAGACGGGAGAGTGTTGATATGAAGTGTTATGGTTGTAGTGAAATGTGTTTGGAGTTTATCCCTGAGTCTGAGAGGAAGAATAACAAGTATTTTTATGTAAAGGTTAGAAATCCTGAGTGTAGGGAGAGTGAATTTTTTTTGAGTTTTGAGGATAAGTTTGGGAAGCGGTTAAAGGTTGGAAAGGAGTTTATTGATGCTTGTAAGAATGGTTCAATCTTTACTAAATGATGTAAGTTTCTATAAAGCCTTGTGCTATCGTATTTTTAAGTTACTGATTTTGTTTTTGGTAGTTTTTTTAGCCATAAACAAGAGTGTGGCCTTCAAGGTTACTTTGTTGGATTTGTTCTTATCTACAGTGACATATTATGTTTTTGAAAAAATATGGGAGAGAATAATATGAAAATTTTGTTGTGTGGTGAGACAGGTGTTGGAAAAACAACATTCGCTTATGAGATTTATAAAAGGTTTAAGAATGTGCATGTTGTTGATGGTGATGAGGTAAGAAAGTTTACCGGTAATTTTGATTATACTGATGAAGGTAGACGTAAAAATCAGGCTGATGTACTTGCGAGGGTTGGTTTGTTGACGAGTTTAAATAAGCATGTTGTTATTTCTGTTCAAGCTCCATTTCCTGACATTAGGAGAAAATATTTTGGTGATTGCAGGATTATCAGATTGACTAATAAGGCTAATGATAAGGTTATCGAGAATGAGGTTAAGCCTAAGTATGACTATAGTGATATTAAAGAGGTTTGGGAATTTACAGAGGTTATGGAAAACTTGGATGAGTATATTGGTAAGCTTTTCCCTAAGGTTGGCGTTATTGGTAGATTCCAGCCCTTGCATAAGGGGCATAGTTTGCCAATTGAAATGGCATTTAAATTATCTCCGAATGTTACTGCCTTAATCCGCAAAGAAGCTGGTGATACTTTTGAATTAGAGGAAGTTAAAGAAAATTTATTAAGCAAGTATGATTTTAGGGATGTTATTTTTACGCCTAAGTTGAAGGCTAAGGATTGGAGTTTTGTTAAGGAGTATGATTTTATTGTTCAGGGTAATCCGGAGGTTATTGAGAAGGTAGAAGCTAACGGTGGTAAGGTTTATTATTTCCCTAGAATATCAAGCGTAAGTGGTACGTATTTAAGAGAAAATCTTGAAAAGGAAAAAGATGGTAAGCTTATATTATGATAGTTAGATATAAGGCTCATAAAACACTAAGTAAGTTTCATAAATCTGACACATTTGTTCGTGGGATTCGTGGAGCTATCGGTAGTGGTAAGTCTGTTGCCTGTTCTTGGGAGATTTTCAGAAGGATGCAAGAGCAAGTTCCTAATAACGATGGGATTAGAAGGACGAGATGGGCTATCATTAGGAATACATATAGAGAACTTGTTGATACTACAGCGAAAACTTGGTTAGACTGGTTTGGGACTCTTGGACATTTTAATAAGGCTGATATGGTGCATTATGTCAAGTTTGGTGATGTTGAAGCTGAGATTTTATTTAGGGCGTTGGATAGACCGAAAGATGTTAAGAAGTTGCTTTCTTTGGAATTGACTGGAGCGTGGATAAATGAGGCGAGAGAAGTCCCTAAAACGATTGTTGATATGCTACAAGGTAGGGTTGGACGTTTTCCGAGTGTACGTGATGGCGGGTGTACTTGGTTTGGAGTTATTATGGACACTAACCCACCAGATACTGACCATTGGTGGTATAGAATGTTCGAGGAGGAAAAGCCCGAAAATTGGGAGCAGTTTGTACAGCCGAGTGGATTAAGCCCTGAAGCTGAGAATATTGAGAATCTTCCTAAGAATTATTACCAAAACTTGATGGCTGGTAAGACTGATGACTGGATAAAGGTTTACGTGCATGGTGAGTATGGAATTACTGGTGATAATAAACCTGTTTATCCTGAGTATATTGATAGCCTACATGTTGCCGGTGGAGAATTAAAGCCTATCAAGAACTTAGGGCTTATTCTTGGATTCGACTTTGGACTTACACCTGCATGTGTTATTGGGCAATTATCCGCTAATGGACAATTGAGAATTTTAGATGAACTGTTTGTAGAAGAGCATGGCGGAATGGGTATCAGGCAGTTTGTAAAAGAAGTTGTGAAGCCTCATCTTTATAAAAATTATAAAGACTGGATGGATAAACAGCTTGTTTATGGTTATGGAGACCCCGCCGGGAATCAGAGAAGTCAGACGGATGAAACTACTTGTATCGGTGTTTTATGTGAAAATGGGATACCCACAAGTGGAGCTTACACTAACCAGTTTTTAACGAGGAAAGATGCTGTAAGTAAGTTTTTGATTGAAACGGTTGATAATCAACCACGCATATTAATTAGCCCTAAGTGTCAGATGATTCGCAAAGGTTTCAATGGTGGTTACAAGTATGAACGAGTTCAGGTAACTGGTGATGAGCGTTATAGAGATATGCCTTCCAAGAACAAGTATTCCCACATCCACGATGCTTTACAGTATCTTTGTATGATGGTTAGGAGTGAATACTATGAGGAAAAAGTAGCGGTGAGTCCTGTAGACAAGAGAATTAAAAAGCTTGAGAGTGGTGTTGATAATAGGATTGAGAATGAATTAGTAGCTGAAGGTTTAGAAATACATAGTGCCTTAGAAGATTTACTCTGGGCGGAAGAAGACGGCGATTTTAAATATGATGGAAATTTACGGAGGACAATATGATTTATGATATTAATTTTGTGTATGTTTTAATTGGTGTATTCGTTCTGTTTATTATTTTTATTGTATGGATACTGCTTCAATTAGAAAAGATTAATGATGTTTTGTCGGACAGCATAGAAATTAATAAAGAAATATTGAATGTTATTATGAAGTTAAAAGAGGAGGATGATATTGAAGATTATTACTTCGATGATTATCCTATAGAGCTTGATGAAGTTGATAATGAGAAATTGAAAGATATACTCTAAAAGGGGGGATTTATGGCGAGACCTAAAAAAGACAATAACTTGTATCTTGTGTGTGAGGTATGTTCTGCTGGGGGGACGAGAGTTAATCCTGATGCTTATATAGCTATTATTGAGACTGTAGAGTTCCCCTTTAAAAAAGAATATTGTAAACACCTGCATTTTGAAAGAGGAGAAAAAAATCCTTTTTTTGGTACTGATTATTCAACGTATAGGTGTCCACGAGGCGGACATAGTATTTTTGTCTTGAACAGTGACGATGTAAGAAATTTTAAAAAGTATGAAGGTGTTACACGTATCCTGACAAGTGAAGGCTGGAAAGAGATGAACTATAAGATAGCGGAATTAAGACAGAAGATTAAAGAAAATGAAAACGAGAATAAAGAACAAGAGATTGTAGAGATGCAATATGAGACGCATATTGTTGATAAAACTACGAGTCAATCGAATAACCATGCTGGGAAAAAGGTTGCTATTTGCAACATATGTGGCAATATTTATAAAAACAGGGATGTGTGTTTAAAGCACATCAAAGCTAAACATAGAGAGTGTGCAGAGCCTAATAAACAGGTAAAGGTGGTGGTGAAATATGTCAGATAAAAAGAAAAGTGTTTCAATATTAGGTGATAGTAACATACTAAATCCGGAAGGTGATAGCCAGGTTGGATTACAGGTTTTTCAGATTCTTGGTGAAATACTAAGACATAAAGAAGATTTAGGGTTGCCTCAAAAATGGGTAAGGAACTATCAATTAGGTAAAAACCAACACTGGAAAATTAAAACTAAAAAAGCTGGCTTATTAACAGCAAACTTACTGCATACACATAGACAGAAAAATATAAATATGCTGACAGACAATAACCCCACTTTTAACATTAGCAAAATTGATACACAGGACGAGGCTGTGAGAGAAGCTGTAGACGATTTGTTTCATGCTTGTCAGTACTGGTGGAACGAGCAGGAGCAACAGTCTGTTTTTGAGGAATCTGTTTTAAATGGAGAGACTTACGGTATAACAATTGAAAAAGTGTTTTTTAACCCCGATTTAGAATATGGAATAGGAGAGGTTGAAACCGAAGTCGTAGACCCATTTTATTTTGGTATATATCCCGTGACATGTAAAGATATACAGAAAGCTGAAGCAGTATTACATTATTATCCTGTAACATTAAGGGAAGCAAAAAGAAAATTCCCTCAGTTTGCCGATAAGATAGTTGCAGATGGTGACTTCCTATCAGAAATTGGAGACGTTAGGAATGAGCTAACCGCTAATGCTACAGGTAAGTCTAATGTTATGAATACGATGCGTAACACACTGGGAACTGTAATGAAGTTTCTAAATTCATCGGTAGAAGAATCAGATAAGGTTCTTTTGGTTGAGTGTTGGGTTAAGGATTATACACTCATTACCGATGAGGAAGGTTTCCTGCGTCCGAAATACAAAGGTTTTATCAGATGCGTTACGACTTGCAATGGTGGTAATATAGTTTTGTCTGATAGAAGTAATCCAAGTATCAATCCCCTACTCCCTGACGAATTGGCAAGGAAAACTTATCTTTATGATAAATTTCCGTTTGCTTACGCAAACTCTTTGAAAGATACAACAAATATCTGGGGGATGTCAGATTTTGAGCAATTGGAATCTTTGCAAGTAGAAATAAATAAGACTGTAACCCAGTTGACTTATTACAAAGACAAAACCACAAGGCTTAAAGTCATCAATCCAAAAGATTCCGGAGTACCTAACGAACATTTTACAAACGCTCCTTCAATCATAAACCCTGCCAATTCAATGGTTGCTAATGCGATAAGATATATGGAAACTCCCCCTCTTCCATCTGATTTGTATAATGTATTAAATATTTACAGAGATTTGTTCTATGTTATTTCGGGTGGATTTGATTTGGAACAAGCTCAGGCTCAATCTAAACAGGTAATATCCTACAAGGCTATTGCTACGCTAATAGAAAGAGCAAGCATGATAATGAAAGGAAAGGTAAGAGCATATTCTAAGCTTATTAGAGAGCGAGGCAGAATGTATCTCTCGCATTTAATGAACTGGTACGATACTGAGAGATGGATTACTTACAAAGATACCGAAGGTAATGAATATGCTAAGACTATTATAGGTAGAGAGCTAATAATTCCCGTAAAGTTATCAGTAGTTTCAGGCTCAACTATGCCTGTGAGTAAGGTACAGGAAAGAGAAGAAGCATTGGAACTTTTTAAAATGGGAGCTATAGATGCTGAAGAACTTTTGAAGAAACTTGATTGGAGTGACTACAAAGGCGTTGTTAAACGTATGCAAGCTGGCGTCATAGGTAGCCTTGCAGAAAAATTACAGGCACTTGGATTCCCACCTGAGTTTCTGGAAGTCATTCAGAAAATAGCAGAGATGAAAGATGATAAAGAATTTAGAGCAAATGTTCAGGGTGGTGTTATCCCAACATTCAGCGAGCTTTCTAGAATAATTCAAGAAGGTGCTAACCAAACAGACCCAATGGCACAAAAAGAAGCCATAGAAGCTCAGAAAATTCAAGCTGAGATTCAAAAACTTATGGCTGAAGCTCTGCTGTTACAAGAAAAAGCAAATTCTGAAAAAGTAGACCAAATGGTTAAACAATCCGGCGTTGGTTTTGATGAAGAAAAACTTAATATTGAAAAAGCTAAAACAGCACAGGAACTTAAAGCAAAGTTAAAAGAAGCCAACAACCTGATACAGCAAAATGTAAACAGAAATAATCAAATGGCTGATATGACAGGAATTGAAAATTTAGTGCCGACTGCTGAACAGCGTGGGACAGCACCTTATAGAGAAAAGGGGTTGTTTAGTAATAATTCCGACTTAAATAATTTAATTTAGTCATAAGATATTGACTAAATTATGGTTTTGTTAGATTTTATGACAAGAGGTGCTTATGCCGGTTTACGATTTTGTTTGTGAAGATTGTGGGGAGTATAAAGAAATAATCACTCCTATCAGTAAGTTAAAGGACGAGTATGAATGTTCTGAGTGTGGCAGTAAAATGACTCGTGTTTTTTTGCCCGGACACGGTGCTATATGCTACAACAATGATGCTGATTGGTTGAAAAGTGTTACTGATGTTGTAGACAAAGACCCTTCCAAGCCTCACTGTGTGGAATTTATTAAAAATCCTACACGTGAAAATTATTACAAGTGGATGAAGGGAGAAGGTATCCGTCCTTTAGAACCGGGAGAAGAAAAAACAAACACTAAGGCAAACAGAGAAAAACTTAATCGTGAACGACAAGAAAAAGTTGTTAAAGAAGTTTTAGAGAAGCGACAAAAAGATAGGACTATAAATGTACGATAGTGGGAGTCGTACCCCACAAATAAAAGAGGTGAAACATGAGTGAAAATCAAGAGACGATAGTAACTGGCTCGTCACCAGTAGTTGACAGTAGTGGCACTTTGTATAGCACTACTGACTATGTAACACCTGAAACAACACTGGCTTCTGAGGGTAGCGTTGAGAGTACTACTCCTGAAGGCAACCAGGATTCTATTGTTCAGAATGAACAATCTGCGGATTCAAATTCTGAAAATGTAGGAAATCCTGAGTCATCGAAAGATGACGAAAAAATGGAAGATGTTAGGTTTGATAAGCATCCTCGTTTTCAACAGTTAATCAGAGAGAAAAACGAATATAAGCAGATGCTCTCTGAATTAAAGAAAGAAATTGAGGAACTTAAGCAAGCTAAAACAGAGAACAAGGGTTTCGACCCAAAACAATTAGATACTGAAAAATTACTTGAGCTACAAACGGAAGACCCTAAGGCCTTCCTCGAGCTTGTTAGCAAATCTATTAGGGAGCAGGTGGTAAATGAAATACGTGCGGAACAAGAAAAAATGCTTGCCGAAAAAACAGAAAGGGAGAAAGAAAACGCATTTATAAAATATGCGGAAGAAAACCCTGACGTGTTAGAGATGTGGGAAAGTGGAGTTTTGCAGAAATTCCTCGAGGAAAACCCACATCATAACATAATTTCTGCTCATATGTATTTAACAAAGGAAAATAGAGAGGCTGAGTTAAAAAGACAAATTGAGCAGGAACTTGAGAAAAAATACAGGGAAAGGCAAGTAGTAAGAGAAAATGCAAGGGTGCTGTCAAACACACCACCAGCGAATCATAACGTTATCATGCCTGACCCTGAGATTAGCAATACGAAAAAAGCTGGAGGATTGGCTACGGTTCTTGCAAGACGTTTGGAGGCTATGAGAAAACAAAGATGATAACTATGGAGGTTTATAATGGCTCTAACATTTCAAGAACTTGAGGCAATAACTAATGACTATTTCCTCGCAGATAATAAACAGGCAGTTGATATTTACTTTAACGAATCTTTCCTTCTTAACTACTTTTTGAAACAACAAAAAGGTATTTGGGAAAGACCAGATGGCGGTATTAAAATTAGAGTACCAATCGAATATGATGGACAGATAGCTGATTTCTATAGCAAAGGTGATACTCTTACTGAGACAGATGTAGAAAATATTAACGTTGCACTTTTTGACTGGAAACACGCTTATGCCAATGCTAAGATTTTTAGAATTGACCAGTTGAAAAACAACGGAGCTTATGCTGAAGTACAGCTTGTAACTCAGAGAATTTCTTCTGCCCAGAAATCTTTAACTAAACTTTTAGCATCATCTCTTTATGACGATGAGAATGTTGGCGACCCAAAGAGACTCACTGGCTTGCTTGCATTAACTAACCCTGTTACTACAGTTCCATACGGCGGGATTATTCCTGACGATTTGGTTGCTGTGGACGGCTCTAAAAACTGGATAGGTAGAAGAATTACTACAGCTGAAAACCTCAGCCTTAATGTTATTAGAACAATGTGTTCAACAGCTAAAGTCAGGGATGGTATTGGTGGTAAACCTGATTTGGTTGTTACTACTGAAGAACTTTGGAATGTTGTAGCAGATATTCTCCAAGCTCAACAGAGATTTACAGATGGGAAAGAAACTGCTAAGGCTGGTTTTACTGGGCTTTACTTTGAAGGTAAAGATATCTTCCCTGATGACTATTGTCCTGCTGGTACTGCTTTGGCTTTGAATAGTAACTATCTTGGTTTTGTTGTTCATAAGGAAGGGTATTTCATGAGAACACAGTGGGAGAAAATACCTGCATCCCCTGAAGATAAAACCATGAAAATCTACTTCGATGGTAACTTTGTTACAAATAACAGAAAAGCCCATATCGAACATAGGAACTTATCATAAGAGGGGGCTTAGCCCCTCTCTTTTAACAGGAGGACATAATGGCATTTAGCTATACTATTACACAAAGACCTGTAGCCAATGGAAATAAGAGAGTATCAATGGGTACATTTGATGCTGGCGGAGATGCCTCAGGGACTATTGATACCGGCATGAGACATTGTGAGTTTATAACAATTACGATTGTAGGAAATGGTGGTGACGCTCAAGTGCCAACAGTGACCGAATTACCCACTGATGGTAGTGCTGTCGAATTGAATTTCGGCACGTCAACAACTATTTCTGGGTTGTGGTACGCTATAGGGTATTGAGAATAGGGGTTAGAGCAACCCCTATATCCCAATATTGGAGGGGTAATGATACTTCAAAATATCGTTGATAGTGTTTCTAAAAAGATACTTGATAAGTCTATCACTGAAGAAGATTACATATACATGTGCAATGAATGCCAGTATATTATAGCTGACAGTATTTATACTCCAAATTTACAAACAAGTACAACATTAACTTGCGATGGTAATGAGACTTTAACTTTACCAAATGATTTTTCTAAAAATATTTTTGTTGCGATAAATTTAAAAAACAATTTACCTATTAAAATTTTCGAGAGCCCAATATATTTGCTGAAAGAATATCCTTTATCTTCAGTTGGTGATGTGTTTGCAATTTCACTGTTTGAAAATAAAAAAATAATTATTAGAAACGTTCCGAACGATAATCAACAAATAAAGATTTTCTATTATAAAAATCCGGAAGTTATTAAAAGATTAAATGTTGATATAAACTATATTCCTGAATCATATGTATATACGTTGTTCTACAATTTTATATGTTTCAAATATTTTCAAATGATTGAGGAAGGTGTAAATGAGGGCAACGAGGGAATTAAAATAAATTCCAATTTTTATTATAAATTATTTATGAATAAGTTACAAGAATTGCAAAATAAGTATTCCAATATACATGATATAGCCAACAGAGATTTTACTGACGCAATGAGGTTTCTTGATGAGTAAATTTATCCCAATAATGAACTTTTGTCTTGGGCTTAACAATTATATAAATTCAACGAAACCTTATATAGATAATGAAGGAAAGGGTTATTTGTCTATAGCTGTTAATGTTGATGTCGATGTTCAGGGTAGAATTACAACAAGAAGTTCTTATGTGCCTGCAAGTTTGGATAATATCAGGGATTTATTCGTTAGTTCAGAGGGAGATGTTTATGGAGTTATTAACGATAAAATATGTAAGATTGATTTAAATGATTATAGCTATATAGAAATTTATCAACTGAATTCTCAAGATAAAGTATATTATTATGAATTTTACAATAGGATATATTTCGGCAATGGAACAGATAGCGGATATATTTCAGATGATAAATATTTTGGTTTAAATTCTGATTCGGTACATAGATATACAGACTACAAGGACTACAAGGAAGCTCCAAAATTCAAGATGATGACGATACATAATGGTAGAGCATTCTGGACAGTAAACGATGAAGTCCCTGTTATATTTTTTTCAGAGCCTTTTGACTATCATATATATGCACCTGCAAGAAACTATTTCTTGTTTGAAGATGAAATTACAATGCTTAAAAGCGTCAACAATGGCATATATGTTGGTACGACAAAGAATCTTTTTTTTCTAACTGGAAGCGATGTTAGTGATTATGAAATAGCAACAATTTTGAATGAAGGTGTAATAGAGGGTTCTGATAATTATATAAATAGTACTAATTATAAATGGGGAGAATCAGGAGAAGTCGGAATTATTTTTGCAACAAACAAAGGTATTTATACAGGCAATTCAAATGGTTTGGTTGCGAATAGAAGTAAGAATATATTAGACATTGATGTTAAAGGCAATAAGTCAGCATCAATAGTTTATAAAGATAAATATATAATAAATTTCATATGAGGTGAAATATGGCGATTAAATTAAGTAAAGGTTTAAGAAACGCTTTGTTAGAAAGCAATTCCTTAAAAGGTGCTTTGGCAAATGGTATTATTTGTATCTATTCCGGATTCCCACCTGTAAGTGCCAATGATGCAGAAACAGGTACTTTGCTGATGAAGATTACTAATAATGGTGGTGCATTTACTGCTGGAGTCCCTACCAACGGAATTAATTTTGGTAGCTCTGTTAATGGGACGATTTCCAAAAGTGATTCAGAGATATGGACTGGCAAGGGTTTGGTAGATGGTACTGCTGGCTATTTTAGATTTTATTCTAATGATTTTGAAACTGGCAGTAGTGAAACAGCTATAAGATTGCAGGGTACTGTTGGGACAAGTAATGCAGATATGCTCGTGGCAACCACTGCAATTAAGGCAAATGTAAGTGTTACTGTAGACCAGTTCAATATTACAATGCCATCAGGAGAATAGTTTGTTATATTTTCCAGGTATAGACTCTCTAATTAAAACTTTTTATAACCAGGTTGCACAGGCATTATTTTTTAACAGTAAAGATGTAAACAATTTATGGGACTATAATGAAACTCGTGATAACTGTATAGCAATCGGTACAATCGTAGGGAGAAAATACTACGAAGAAGAAGGTTCTATTCTATCCAAAAGATATATTTGTGAATTCAAAAGCGAAAAAATAAGTGTAGTAAAAAATGGTAAACCGACTCATATGTCGTTTGTTACAAAAGGCACAGTCATATTTATCCAGGCCATAGACTGGGGAGAAACATTATTTGTAGGAGATGAGTTAGTAGACTTTACTGCAACTGTTTTTAACGGGTTTTCAAATGATAGTCGTTATATCCTAAACCCAACAATTCTGTATAATCAATTCACAACAGAATATAACAAAATGGATACAAACAATATGTACATGTGTTTGTATAAAGATTTAGATAGTTATCTCGGGTATCAAACTTCATCTCAATATTTATGTCTTAAACTAAAATTAGAAAATGTTTCTTTTGATGGCGACGAGATAGTTTTAGGTTTCGCTGGTGGTACAGTATTTACAAGTTCTTATGGTATTGTAAGAATGTATTCGATTGTACAGGAAGTAAATGGTGTTGTTCAGGAATTTTCTTACGGAATTTTAAATGAACCTATTTTGATAGATGCGTCTATTCTTATAAAAAATTTAAAAGCATTAAAGATAAAAATAGTATAGTTGGAGGTAACAATGGCAATCCTTATATCAACAGGTTTAAAAAACAAGATTTTAGGAAAAAAAATCAATCTGGTATCAAATTCAGATTTTGCAACCTCAGCATCAGGTTGGGTTGGGACAGATGCAAGTCTAAGTATAACTTCAGAATCTTTGACAATTGTGAATGATTCTAACGCAACCGGCAAGGCTACCCAAGCAATAACAGTTGTGCCAAACAGAGTATATATTGTGAGTGCAAAAGTTAAGGCAGGAACAAGTTCTGTGAGGTTCAAAATAGGAACTTCCGTCGATGATAGTGCATATTTTACAGATACTATTTCAACATCAACAAGTTTTGTGGAAATAAAAACCTATTTTGTCCCAAGCTCAAACGATTGTGTTATAACACTTGAAAACGTTTCTGCTACTGCTGGAGATATATCATATGCAGATGATATATTTGTATATGATAGTGCATATTCCTTAAGAGATATCTTTAAAAATTTCTATATAAAAATTTATGACGGAACTCCACCGAGTACTCCTGACGTAGCTCCAACAGGTAATGAGCTTTGTACTGTTTCTGTAGATGGATTGGGTAATGGACTCAGTTTTGATGACAATGTTGATGGTTTTCTTAGCAAACCTGCTACACAAGATTGGAGAGGTGGGGTGATAACTTCTGGTACTGCTACATATTTCAGAATAGTGGATAAGTCAGATAATGGTGCAGACAGTACAATATACGAAAGAATTCAGGGGACTATTGGGGTTTCTGGAGACTTCTCACTCAGTAATAGCAATCTTGTATCTGGGAATGATTTTGTAATCGGGCAATTTAGATTGTTTATGTATTAAGACTTATGGACTTCACAAAAGCTAACTACAGCTATACGCTGACAATATATGACGTTTACAAAGCATATGTTTATGCTTTTAAGTATATTGCGTGCGTAAACCAAAGAATTCGTTATATAAGCAGTAGTGGTGACGCACATATAATTGATAATATACAATACGGCGAAAGTCCGGTAAGCGGTGGTACTAAGATACCTGCTGAGTATTGTCAGGGCGTATCTGACTTCACGTCCATTGACTCCGCAAAATATACTATTACCAATAATGGTGATTTAAACTCTATAAGTCCATATAACAAAGTCTTTGTTTCCTTGCCACCTAAACCGAAAGATAATGTTACATATCTCGTCGATATAACTGGTAAAAATATTAAATATCAAAAGCTGTCCCCAAATGTTTTAAATTCAGACCCATATCTTGCTATGGTAATGGAGTTTTCAATTTTAAATGGTTTCTTGTCATACGGAACTGCTTATACTCATTATGCTATTGATAAGGAAAATGGCTGGTTTTCGTTTGCTTCGTTTCCTGAGCATAGTGATAATTTATACTATGGTGGTTCTACAAGTACTGTTTATAAATATAAAAAGGCACTTATTAAAAATGGTTCTTTTGAATACTACCGCATGAATTACACAACAAATGTAATGGGCACTCCTTTAGACGATAATAACGATGACGAAGATTATACTACTGGTTACTGGAAAGATGAATCTATTCGAAAAATCGGCTCTGGAATGAAGTATTTTATTCATGAACCTTTAATGAATTATTATATTTA